ATTGAATTGAACAATTGCACGGATAGCGGAAGCTCAACCGCAAAAAGTGGCAACGTGATAGTCAATAACGCCGCATTGGTAGAATAATTAACCGGGGGCGGGTGCGCCCGTCCCCCTTTTCCCTTACTTAAATAATGCAAGAACGTAACATTATTAACGGAACAACCACGGCGGTTGTCGCACCGTTATTGGACTTTTACAATAGTCTTATTCCCTTTTTGTTTTTAGCAATTGTTTTAATATTCGTCGATAGTCGTTTTGGCATTGCCGCCGCAAAGAAACGAGGGGAACCAATCAGAACGTCCCGGAAATGGAGGCGGGCAATAAACAAATTGGTCGATTATATTTGTTGGGTAACTTTGGCGGGGTTGTTCGGGCAAACATTCGGCACGATTTTAGGAATGCCGGTATTGTCCGTGTTGTTGTTGTTAGTTGTGTATGGTATCGAAATTTCAAGTTGCTTTAATAATTACTTTGAGGCAAAAGGAATTAATAAGAAAGTAAATATATTCAAATTGTTTAGCCGTCCGGAATTTGAAAAGTGCATTGAAGATATTCCGGACAAAAAGAAAGGAGAAAAAGAAAGGAGAAAACGAAAATGAGTAAAATTGTAATTCTTGACAACGGACACGGAAAAGAAACAGCCGGAAAGCGTTCCCCCATTTGGGGGGACGGTTCCCAATTGTTTGAATGGGAGTTTAACCGTGACATTGTGCGACGTATCGCCGCCAAATTGGACGATTTGGCGATTGGGTATGAGATATTGACCCCGGAAACAAACGACGTGTCATTGGTGGAACGTTGCCGCCGAGCAAATGAGATTTACCGCAATTACAACGAAAAGGCGTTTTTGGTATCCGTCCACGCCAACGCCGGGGGCGGTACGGGTTGGGAGGTTTACACGTCGCCCGGAGAAACGAAAGCGGATGCAATCGCCACGGTATTTGCCGAGGAAGCGCAACGGGTATTCGTCCCGGACGGTTGGCGTATGCGTTTCGATTATGCCGACGGCGACCCGGATAAGGAAGCGGCGTTTTATATCCTCAAACACACGAGTTGCCCGGCAATCCTTACGGAAAACTTTTTCTTTGATAATGAAAAGGATTGCCGTTTCATAATGAGCGACGACGGGCGGGAGCAAATCGCAGATATGCACGTTGCCGCAATCAAAAGGGTTGTTAAACTTTAATTCATAACGAACGAATGAAAAAGTATTTGATTTTGGCGGCAATCATTTTGGCGGTTGCCGCCGCCTTTTGGGTGCAACACGTCAAAATAAAGAGGTTGACCGAGGAACGGGACAGATACCGGAGCAATACCGAAATACTATTGCAGGACGTCAAGACGTACCAAACGAAAGACAGTTTGAACGCAATCAAAGTCGGGAATTTGGAGTTGTCATTGGCGGAATACAAAAAGTACCGGGCGGACGATTTGGCGTTGATAAAGACGTTGCAGACAAAGAACCGGGATTTGGAACGGGTTACAACAACCCAAATGGAAACAATTAACGAATTGCGGGCAACCGTCCGGGATAGTGTTGTATATTTGCCCGGCGATACGGTTACGACCGTTGTACGTTGTATTGAGTATTCCGACAAATGGGTTGACTTTGACGGATGTATTATAAATAATACGTTTTCGGGCAAAATTATAACACGGGATAGCCTTTTAATAACGGAAACTGTGCAATATAAGCGTTGGTTGGGTTTTCTATGGAAAACCAAAAAGATAAAGAACCGGGAAATTGATGTTGTAAGCAAGAACCCGGCAACAAAAATATTGGGCGTTGAGTTCGTAACCATAGAAAAGTAACTTTTATTGTTCATAATACCGGGAAACGGGGATTGTAACCAAGCGTTGCAACCCCGTTTTTGTTTTTGCCCGTTTTTAGCCCCGTATTTCGATTATTTTGTTTGAATGGATAAAGTCCACCCCCGGCAAATAAAGTGGCTTAAAATGAAAATTCGCCAAAAATAACTTTGCATACCGTGAATAAAGTAATTAAAAATATTCTTTTTATATTTGCACCGTCAAAAATGACACTATCAATGATTGTCCCATTGTGTAATGGCAGCACAGCAGGTTTTGGTTCTGTCAGTCCAGGTTCGAATCCTGGTGGGACAACACTTGATTGCCCAAGTGGTGAAATTGGTATACACGCTAGTTTCAGGTACTAGTGGCTTCACGGCCGTGTAGGTTCGAGTCCTATTTCGGGCACCGACTTTGAAATTTACGGTTTCAGATTATTTCTAAAATAATCTGAAACGTAAAGGATTGGCCCAGGTGGTGAAATTGGTATACACGCTACTTTGAGGTGGTAGTGGTCGAAAGGCTGTGCAAGTTCGAGTCTTGTCCTGGGCACTGAAATAGATGAAGACATGAAAAACCG